ATCAGATCAAGAACTTGCCAAGAGAGCCGAAGTGTTACCTGATAGTAGTGAGCAATAATCTGATATATAAGTGTAGGAAACTGTTTTTATAATAGGAGAAATATCATGCTATCCGTTTTATCTTTGGTTATGGTTGGATGTTTGTTTGTTGACTTAGTAGTTCGCAGAGGCGCACAAGTAGTTGCTTGGGCCAAGGGTGCTGAAGCTACTGTTGCCGCTGACGTTAAGAAGCTGTAATTAAAAAGAATTTGTCAAAACTTGACACCTGGTAATAAAGAGTTATATTACTAGGTCATGGGGCCTTAGCTCATTTGGGAGAGCGCGAGCTTTGCAAGCTTGAGGCGGCGGGTTCAAATCCCGCAGGCTCCACCATAGCTCACTGGCTGATTAGGAAATATAAACGCGTATATTTCCATTCATTAATCAGCTTCAGACTGAGCAAAAATTTGAATCTCAACTGAAGATTCACCAAGTCCTAGACACGACTCGGATATTCGTAAACTGTCTGATCATGGGCCAGATGCAATTGGGTATTGCGGCTTGACTTGCAATCAGGTTTTTAAGGGTTCGAATCCCTTCTGTGTCCACCAAGGTTATGGGGCTTTAGCTCAGCTGGGAGAGCGCAACGCTGGCAGTGTTGAGGTCGTGGGTTCGATCCCCACAAGCTCCACCATCATGAAAGTATTAGGTTTCGATCCTATTCCTGTTAAACTAACAGCTATCGAGAGAAAAGTCGCAATCCTTATTGGAGAGACTAGAACCTCAGTATCTAAAGACGATGATGATCGTCCTGATGCTCACGGACTAAAAGCTAACAGAGAAGATGGTTTGAAAATTGATAGACAAGGAGCCATTGCAGAATGTGTCCTTGCTAAGCACCTCAATGTATTTTGGTGTGGCTCTGTCAATACTTTCAAGAGTGAAAAAGATGTTGGGACCGTTTTTGAAGTCAGAAGCATTGATGACATGTCAAAGCGACTAATTGTTAGAATGGACGATCCTGACGACGCTTATTTTGTTAGTGTTGCAGTTTTTGACAACGTGTGTTATATTAAGGGTTACCTTCTTGGCAGAGATGCCAAAAAAGGTAAGTGGTTAAGAGACCCTAACGATCGTGAACCGGCCTATTTTGTCCCTGATGAAGGGCTGAAAGACCCTCAAAATCTGAAAATCTTATACCTCGCAATTCGAAATAATCTATGATGGCTGTCTATCGCGGCTGAAAATAGTTGGCACAAGCATAGAATCAGGTGAAATTCCTGAGCGAGGTACCATACAGTTTCTATGAATAAAGATATATACTGTAACACATTGGGGTATCGTTCAATGGTAGGACCGGTGACTTTGAATCACCTTACGTGAGTTCGATTCTTACTACCCCAACCAATATTCGGGAGTCGTCCAATGGTAGGACAGCGGTCTCTGAATCCGCGAATAGGAGTTCGATCCTCTTCTCCCGAACCAATATGCAGATGAGAGAAACGGTTCCTCGCTTGGTTCATACCCAAGAGACATCGGGTTCGACTCCCGCTATCTGCTACCACTCATAAATAGATATTAAGTTGTCGTGGACAAAGTAGCCAAACTAATTCTAAATCAAATCAAGTGCCCTATTTGCAAATCACCTGTAGATTTATTAGATTGGAAAGTTCGATCCGAAACTAGAAAATACAACTTTTGCTGTGCTGCCGACTGGCAGCATTATCGTTTTTACTTCATTCATTGGGAACCCGTTTATCGAGTTGAATACGAAAATCTAATTGTCTTTGAAGGCAATCACGAATACGTAATTACCCAATTTGATAATGGTGGGACCGAAATTCTTATCTTTGAAGTCGATGCAGAAAATAATATCATCGAATCTAAAGACAAGAAGCCAACCAAGTTTTCATACAATAAAAAGCTTTTTGATTTCTCTCAAACTACTAGAGAGAAAATAATCAATAGAGTGAAGACCATTTTAGTCTTCCAATAATTTGTCTCCTCGGAGAATGCAATGTCAACCAAAAATCTAGCCCGTACCATCATCGAAGGTGGTCGTTATCGTGGTAACAAGTGGGATCGTCGCAACTCACATGCCGAACAAAGGGCCGAAGTTCGTAACTACATCAAAGAACTACTAGCAGATCCTGAACTCTATTTCGAGAAGGATGTGGAGCCACCTCAACACGTCAGCAAGGGCTTCCGTGATAAACTCGGCCCAATCTACCGCTGGCTTAGACGTCAAGTTGGTAGACCTTGGGATGATGTTCGTGCTGACGTAGCTGCCTCTTTCGATACTCGTACTACTGCTGGTCGTCATATCGTGTATGACCACTTGCTATCTTCCGTACAAATCAATCCAGAGGTTCGTTATCGCTACTACGCTCCAGAGGATCCTTATACTAGCTATAGCGATAACGATTTCTACGTTGATGAGGCCGGTATCCTCTGCAAGAAACGTAAGATTCCTAGACGCCATTACGCTGGCGCAGTTCCCGCTTGCGACACCAACCGCATAACTAACTGGCTCAATGGTCGTATCGTGGGCAAGGTTGGTAACAAACTTTTCTGGTTCACCCCAGCTGATAAGAACAAGAAACGTGGTGGTTATCGTCATGACTGGCGAATCATTTGGGGATATGATTACTACAGGGGCCGAGACTTTCGTTTTCAATATCTAGCCTACACAATCATTTACGAACGAGATGCTTTGGGCAAATATGTTCTAGATGATTCTGGCAAAGCAATCGAAATCGATCGTGTTCCTCAATGGACCAACGCCACTCCTTTTGGTCTACGTCAAGACCGTAAGCTCAATGAAAAGGAAATGGTTTTTTGGAACTCTCTTCCCGAGTATTTCCAAAACAAAATCCTAGAGCTATCACCTACCCACCCAAAAGAAGATAAGCCTAAGTATTACTAATTTCACATCTTTATGTGAAAATTCATGGTCCTTACAAAAGAGAAGATGGTCGTCAGATTGTCATCGTCATAGAAGATGATGGCACCAGGCGCACTATTTCCTATCCAAAATGGATTCTAGAGCTACAATTAGGCCGAAAACTCGACCCAAATTTGGAAACTGTAGACCATATTGATAGTAATTTCGATAACAATAGTTTGGATAATCTAAGAATCATGCCTCGTAGTGAACACTCTACTGAGGATACCAGAAGAGTTAAATTGGTCAAATTTAATTGTGCCTGGTGTAAGAAAGAATTTGAACGTAGTCCTCGTCTAATTAGAGATAAGGCTCGTAAAAACAAAGCCGGTCCATTCTGTTCCAGACAGTGTGCTGGCAAGTATAGTCGAAAGTTACAGCTGAAACTCATTGATAAATTCGATGTACAACCAGTTGTAGATAGCGAATACTATAAAAAGAAATATGTTAAAGCTTTTTCATCGCTAATTAGCAGTGATGATTTAATTGATTATTTGTGTGAAGTTTGGGATGAGTAATTTTTAGGATTGCCTGCCCTTGACTTGGCGCGGGTAATGATTATACTTTAGATTCTATTTTGAAGGAGAAAGAAATGTCCACCAAGATTACCATTGCACAAGCATTGCGTCGTGTCAAGAAATTGAAGGGTCAGATTGCTGAGCATACTCAACGAGCTATGCAAAGCGTCAGTTATGAGCAGGGTAAAAAGCCAGCCTTCCCATTCCATGAGGAAATGGTAGCCCGTGCTGCCGCTCAAAAAGAGATGCTTGATTTGCAATCTCGTGTTGCCGTTGCTAATGCTAAGGCAACAGTTAATGATGCTGGTGAGACCATTACTCATGCAGAGGCTATCCGCCGATTGCAAGAGTTCAAAGGTGAAATTGCCTTTCTCACAAGTTTGCATCTCAGAAATGAAACGGTCAAAAACCGTGAGCAAGAGTGGGACCTTACCAGCTGCGTCATGGTAACTCGTGCCACAGAAGTGACTTTCGTTTCTGATTTATCAGAGCAAGACCGCGCTAAAGCAGTCAAAGTTTTAAGAGACCGCTTCGAGACATTGAATAATGTTGTCGAAGATCACAACCACAAAGTGACGGTCTAATGACCAAGAATCGCAGTAATTTTTATGGGCCTACATGTTCAGTCCATAAATCATACAGGGCGAAACGCAAACCTCGTGCCTCAAAAAAGTTTCCAACCGGATGTCCACAGTGTTGGAAAATTTATCACGGGGAATATTAAGATTTAGCGCTAAGGCGCAAAGGACTGGGTACGAAAACGTACTTAATTGAAAACTGGTGATCCCCGTTCTCTAGGGAATTCCTTCGGGAATTAATTTGAGTAGTTTGCAATATGCAAGCACAATGGCGTCCGAAAGGACAAATACTCGCTCCGATGCTGATACAAACCCCAGCGATTATAAGCTGGTTAGCACTTAGCTTTTATAATAGCATTTCAGCGGTAAGCCATAAGTACTTAGCAATGTTTAAGCCCCGACGGGCCGCAATAAGCAGACAGCAATTGTTAAACCAGCTTTTCATTAACGAAATTTTCGTACCCATATTTTTTATAAAGACTTGAGAGAAGTAGTTTGGACAATCGCTGCGTAAGCAGAGGAAAGTCGGAACAGCTAGGATAGCCTGCTGGCTAACGGCCAGACATCGTGAGGTGATGGATAGTGCAACAGAAAATAAACCGCCACGAATCCGCCAGATCCGAAAGGAAGCAACGGTAAGTGGTAAGGGTGAAATGGCGGTGTAAGAGACCACCGCACGTTTGGCAACAAACATGGCAAGGTAAACCCCAGGTGCTGCAAGCCTAAATGAGAGAGACTAATCCGGTCGTTATTATCTCAGGTTGGTGCTGGAGCAACGAAGTAATTCGTTGCCAAGATTAATGATTGTCTCGATTTATAGACAGAATTCCGCTCATAGAACTACTTCTCTCAAGATTTTATTATGAAAATCAAATTAGCCTACCCCAAAATTCCTGATACTCTTAACTGTCCACTCAGGCAATGTGTTGCTTTCGAGAAGTTGGATGGTACTAATATTCACTTTGTCTATGATAAAGGTAAGAGAACTGGTTTTGGTACTAGAAGAGATAGGTTTTCTATTGAGCCAAACGGTATTCAGTCTTTTTGTCAAGCACATCCTGAACTTAAGAAAGTGTTATCTAACGATAAAGATTTTATCTTAGTGCTTGATGATTTCATTAGTAACAATAAAAAATATAGTGAAGCAAACGAAGTCATCGTATTTATGGAATGGTGTGGTCCTAAATCATTTGCGGGCAGTCATCATCCATATGATCGGTGTTTTCTTCATTTGATAGATGTTCAAATAGATGGTAGAATGCTTCCCCCAGAAGAATTCTTAGAAGACTTTAAGAGTTTTGAATTTTATCTACCCAAAGTTGTTTTCAAAGGCAAATTCACTGGCCAGCTTTTTGTTGATGTCAGAAAAGGTAAGTATGACGTTCAAGAAGGTGTGGTGGTCAAAGGCGTAGTAGATGGCCAGGTCTATATGGCCAAAATCAAGACCCAAGCTTATTTAGATAAATTGCGAGAACATTTTCCAGATAATTGGAAAGAATATGGTGAGTAAGTGGTATCATCTTTGTGGATAACAAAGGTGAACCGCGTTCAGGCCCTGGCAGTTGTCGTAAGCGTTGAAACCACCTTTTTTGCGGTTTCTGGTGGCGGATGTAACGCCTCAATGGAAGCATTTGGGTCGGTAACTCCAGGGCATCCACTGCAATTGTATAATTTAACCTAGAAGCCCCAATTCTTTTAATTTCTATATCGTTGACATTATGGAAAGTGTGTATATAGTAATGAATATACACGAGGTATATCCTCGAATTTTGGAGAATTACTATGAGCACGAATAACGATATTGAGTCCATGGTGGCATTTTCTAAGCAAGTTTTCGAATCTGCTCAGCATGCCATTGAAACCATGAAAGATGGCGAACGTTTACAAATCAAGCAGTTAGCCCAAGTAGTTGGCCTAGCAGTTGCCAAAGACCCAAAAGAAGTCCTAGGTTTCGTAAATCACTTTGCTCACAACACCAGTATGGCTTATGTTACCCGTGGTAAGAACGGTGGAATCATCAAAGGTACCAAACCAGCAAAGATTGTCAAAGCTGGCAAGCGTACCAAGAAAGCTGATCCTAGCGTTACAACCACCGACACTACTGCTTCTGGTACTACTTCTGACGCCAGCTAATGTCTAAGGAACGTAATGTCCTGTCTCAAATACTTAAGAGTTGGGCAGGTGAACATGATGCGGCCTATCAGATTGCATCACCCGAACCAGGAGATGAGGGTGTAGATACTACTGCTATGTCTCTATCTTGGGTCATCAAGCAAACTAATGCCAACATTGATCTAGTTACCCTACTAGATAGGTTAGAGCTTTACATTAACAACATTAAGAACAAAACATATCCTGATGGTATGTTTTGTTGTAACTGTCAAACTTTTTATCAGTACGCCGAGCCCAATCAGCCAGACGGTACTTTATTGTGCTATTCTTGTCGCGCTAATCCCTATACCTGAGGTAAGATGAAAAACATTGAAATCATTGGTGGCGGTACAGTTTATCATGTCCGCAACCATTTAGCCCTTTGTGCGCCTGCTTATGGCACCACAGCGCGTATGTTATACGATCTGACCTTGATTCAAGATGCAAAATTTGAGTATGGGATTCGTCTGCATCTAACCAAAATGGCTAATCCTAAACATGGTAAACTAGAAACTAATGAAGATATTTCTAAGTTGGTGGATGAGTTAATTGCTAATCCAGGCACCAAGATTATCTTCTTCAATCCAGCCCTAGTAGACTATGAGGGCAGTATTGCAACTGAAGGGGCGTCGGGTTATGAGTGGAATGATAGCATTCCAACTCGTAGTGGTAAGTACGAAGAGAGGCTCAAGACTTCGGAGGGTGAGCAGAAAATGATTCTGAAACCAGCTCCCAAGATCCTTTCTAAGATTCGTAAAGAGCGTAAGGATATTTTCTTGGTAGCCTTCAAGACAACTTGTGGGGCAACCGAGGATGAGCAGTTTTTAACTGGATTGCACTTACTCAAGACCAATAGTTGTAACCTAGTTTTGGCCAATGATACCAAGACTCGTATGAACATGATCATCACGCCAGAGCAAGCTCGCTATTTTGTAACCGACAAAAGGGAAACGGCATTGTCGGGCTTGGTGGAGATGACGCTATCTCGTGCTAAAGGTACGTTTACCCACTCTACAGTGGTTCCAGGTGACTCAGTTCCTTGGAAATCCGACATGATACCTGATTCTTTGAGGAAAGTCGTTGACCATTGCATCAAGGCTGGCGCCTACAAACCATTCAATGGATCAACTGTAGGTCACTTCGCAACCAAGGTTAGTGCCACTTCTTTTGTCACCTCTAAACGCAAAGTTAACTTTAATGAGCTTGACAAGGTAGGTATGGTTTTGTGTCAATCAGAGGGTCCAAATGAGGTAATTTCCTTTGGTGCCAAGCCTTCCGTAGGGGGTCAGTCACAGAGGATCATCTTCAAGGATCACCCTGAATCTGACTGCATTGTACACTTTCACTGTCCTCCCAAGCCACAATCTAAGGTTTCAATTAGAAGTCAGTTCTTTCACGAGTGTGGGAGTCATGAGTGTGGTAAGAACACCAGCGACGGTCTAAAAATTGAGGAACCGGGCATCAAATGCGTCTATTTAGACAATCATGGTCCCAACATCGTTTTCAATCATGGAATCGATCCTCAGAAGGTCATTAACTTCATTGACAAGAATTTTGATCTTTCTAAGTCTACAGACGGTTTAAATCGCCAAACTATGCTAATAGAGTGACAAGTAAATATGGGAACCAAATTAGAAATTGAAAGGAAGTTTTTGGTCAGATTTCCTTCCTCCTGGTCAGATTTAGCAGAACTTTTTGATGGCATCGTGGATGTAAAACGCATCAATCAAACCTACTTAACTCCTCGAAAGGGAGAGCCAGCCGCTAGAATCAGAAAAACAGTTGAGGGACTAAGTGGCGACACCGATACTGTCTATCACTTCAATCAGAAAAAGCCAACTGGTGACACTGGCGTCCACGAAGAGACTGAGCATGAGATTACCGAAAAGGAATATCAAAAGTCTCTGAAAAATGCAAATCCAGATAAATGTGCCGTGGAAAAAACCAGATTCGTTTTCAAATGGCATGACCAAGTTTTTGAATTGGATTTGTTCAAGGGTCATCTCAAAGGACTGGCTATCTTAGAAATTGAGCTTGATGACAAAGACGGCAAAGTGGAGTTGCCACCGTTTCTTAAGATGATTAAAGATGTGACCGGTGACAAACGTTTCACAAACTTTGCCTTGGCTGACAAGAAACTTAAAAATGGAAAAGTTTAATATTCATTCTGATATTCGTAAATTTTGGGAAGACCAGGGATATGGTGTCAAGACTTCCGATATGATTCATTTCGATGTTGATGGCGGCAATCCTGATGACTGGTCCAATCAATTATTTTACGCCTGGACAGATGAGACTCACTATTTTTTGATAGCTGATATCAACTCTAAGAAAAGTTATTATTTCTTTGAGTGGAGCAGGTACTCTGAAGAAGAGATGTTAAAATTAATTAAATCAAGGCAATAATACGATATATACATACGCTAGGTCGTGGACCCCAAAACGGTCTTGGGCACTGTCTGCAAAACAGTTGGTTGTCAGTTCGAATCTGACCCACGACTCCAATGAACAAGCTGAATCTGACTTTAGGATATGTACCAGGATTGCACAAGAATGGTGCAAATACTTCTTACGGAACGATTAGTAAGTTCTAAATCACGGAGATTTGCGTGAGTGGTTTAAACGGCAACCCTGGAAAGGTTGTGGGCTCGCAAGGGTTCCGAGGGTTCGAATCCCTCAGTCTCCTCCATAACCAAAAGGTGCAATATGTGTCTTCTATGCTTGAAAGATTTTGAGTTCGAATTCGAAGCCGAACCAACTATCGAGAGAAAAAAGAAGAGACTTTTACACATCAAATCTCTTTTGGCATTAGCTCTAGAAATAGAAGATGTGTGTGAAGATGAAGTTCTTCTTCTAAAAGAAGAACAATACCTTCTAAGTAGAGAGTTCTAAAGTACGGAACAGTGGCCGAGTGGATTAAGGCGCTGGTCTTGAAAATCAGTGAGGGTTAACAGCCCTCCGTGGGTTCGAATCCTACCTGTTCCGCCAATCAATTAATTAGGTAAGACATTATGGAAAATCCTGCAACTTGGACTCCACTTCATTGGGAAATTCACAACGCATTTTATCACACCATAGATGGTGCAACATCAATCCTTAAGGTATTGCATGCCCATAACTATCGAGTAACTCTTGATCAAGTTCAAGCAGTTATCAATCGACACAATGAAAATGAACAACTTCAAATTGCTGGATTGTCTCTGCCATCCATGATCGTTAACGCTTTAGCACAGATAGAGGGCTAATGAAACGTATAGGTGTTGCTGGCCTTATCAAAAGTGATAGGTACGATATTCTTTTAGGTCGTCGTGGCAAAGATCCTAACCGTGGCATGTATGTCATGCCTGGTGGTGGGGTCAATGATGGTGAATCGCTAGAAGAGGCTTTTAGGCGAGAAATATTGGAAGAAACAGGGCTGGAGGTTGAGTCAACAGTTGGATATTCACGCTGGGAACTTCCGCATCTAATTGAGCTACCCGATCGTATTATACTGGTAGCTCAAGCATCAGTTAAAGGTGATACTACTCCAAAGAGTGGAAGCGATCTCTATGATGTGGCTTGGTTTGATTACTTCAATTTGCCGCATGATATATCTCCCGTAATCGCACCGACCCTAGCCATGTATGGTTACCGCCCAGGGAAGAGACATGAATAATATCGTCATTTTTGCTCTTTATTTGCCATCTTTAGACAAGAAATTTGTTTTAGATGAAATAGCAGATTACTTTTGTAAGTACTGCCCCAATGCCAAAATTTATGTTGGTATTCAGGGAAATAGTATTCCAGAAGCAGAAGATTTGCTTGATGGCATGAAAGATCGTCTTTCTATCAAATATAAGAGAGTTATACCATCGATGGTTATTAACTCAGATGCGTCTGCTTTCTTGGCGGGACTCGAAGCTTATAAAAATGATGGTTGTCCTGAAAACGATCTTTGTTATTTCGTTCACTCAAAAGGAATAACATCAAACAATGATCCTCTTCGTAAAGAGATGTATGATTTATTGTTCTCAGATTTGGGAGTAAAGGCTTTTGACGACCCTCAAGTAGGCTCCTATGGTCCCTATATTACATTTACGGATGTATTGATCGATATCAAAAAACTTCAATGCATGGGTATTTTTAATGCCAATTTGAAATATAAGCCAATGCATTATTACTACATAAATACTTTTTTCATTGTGCGCGGCTCAATAGTTAAAAGCTTCATGGAAACAGTATCTGAGAAGTTATTTACGACTCCAATTCATTTGTATTCAGATCGTTGGCTCTTTGAAAGAGACTTTTCGCACATAGCGGATATGATGGGGTACTTGCCCTCGTATCAAATGTACCATGGAAACTATTCTACAAACTATAAAACTCCAACAAGAGACGATTTTGATAAGAAATTATCACTCTTCAAAAAGGTAAACGGATTATGAACAAGATTGCTACATTAGTTGGCTGTGCTATTGGTGATGCCCTAGGTAATCCTTTTGAAATGAAACCTGCCATCAGCCCTTTACTCAAACAGTGGGATGGTCAGTTCAAAGAGGGAGGAACCTTCTGGAAAGGTCAGCCAGGTCAATACACAGACGATACTCTAATGAGCATTGCTCTCTCAGCCTCTTTAATAGAGAAGGCCGGATTTGACCCAGAAGATGTCTCTATGAAGTACTTAGCCTGGATGGAATCGGGTAATACCCGTGGTATTGGCGGAACTACCGCCGCAGCTTTAACTAACATCAAGTTTGGTGCTACCTATCTTGAGAGTGGTCTTAAGCTCAATCCAGACGGTTTACCAGTTGGTGGTAATGGTACGGCCATGAGAGCGTCACCTATTGGGTTATACTACCGCAGTGACTTCGTTAAGTTGATGGAATGTGCTATGATGGATGCCACTATCACCCATAACTCTCATGAGCCTAAGATGGGTTCAGTGGCGGTTGCATTGGCAACGGGCTTCTTAGCCAACGGAACTCATTCTAATGTTGGTGTTCTAGCTGAAGTTAGAGACATCATTTCTGATTCTATAGTGAAAGATAAGCTGACTCTGGCTGAAAAATTATGGGAGGACAATCTAGACCCGGTGCAGGCCCTTGCGCAGATCGGGACGGCTGGTTATGTTCCCGAAACTGTTGGGGCAGCTTTCTATTGTTTGGTTGCCACCAATAATTTCAAGGATGCTGTAGTGATGGCTGTTAAAGGTGGTGGTGATACTGATACTACTGCTGCAATAGTTGGAGCTATGGCAGGAACTTATTATGGCCTTGAAGGAATTCCATCTGAATATAAAGATCAAGTCGAAAACTTCCAATTATTGCAAGATTTGACTGATGAACTTGCTAATAACGGGATATAATATATACGATACGGAAGGTTGGCCGAGAGGCTGATGGCGCTTGTTTGCTAAACAAGAGATCCTGTAAAAGGGGTCCACAGGTTCGAATCCTGTACCTTCCGCCAGGAATAGTGCGAGAGAGGATTATTCGGTCTGTCTCGAAAACAGATGATCCTTAATTGGGTCCAAAGGTTCGAATCCTTTCTATTCCGCCATACAGGAGTATCGTACAACGGCTAGTACGCGGGCCTCCAAAACCCGTTATCTCGGTTCGAATCCGAGTGCTCCTGCCACTGTAAAAGTAATCATAGTCAGGCGACTATGCCGCCCGAGCAGGGTTTGGGTGTCTGATAAGGACATGAGGTTCGAGTCCTCTGCATTTACAGGTTTCACGGCAGTATCGTCTAATGGTAAGACAGTCGCCTCCAAAACGACTTATGTGGGTTCGATTCCTACTGCTGTCGCCAATTTATTCATTCATTATTCACGGAGATTTATTATGGATTTCAATGAAGGCATGAGCCAGCTTAGCCAAATGTGTAAAGGCAAAGATTGGTTCTATGATATTGGTACGGACTCTTATGGCCGGTATGTTGTGTACGTCAAGTTCATGAGTCTTGAGGTTCTCAAGAGCGTTCCTGATACTATGGCGGGTAAGCAGGTCATGGTTCATTTTGCTGGAAGTAAAACGGCAAACAAGGAAAAGTTTGTCAATCAACTCCAGACGGGAGTCTCAGTTGCAATGCCTGTGGTAGCGCCACCTGCTTTGCCACTTGACATTGTGGAAGAGGCCGTTGGCCCCGACCCCGATGAACAAAGCATGAGACACTTGCAAAATGAGCTGGACAGACTGGAAAAGATCTGTGGTAGCTATACACTTCAGGATATTTTCTATGAAGTGCAAGATGGTAAGAACGCAGTAACTAACATGTCAGCTCGTTATACTGATGTCCGTAAGTCGATGGAAAAACTTTTGGACCAATACGGCTTCGATATTATCTATGAAGAGTTGGACGGATGAGTTCAGAGAAAAAAGCAATCAGAAAAGCCTTTAGAGACGCTGTTTATAAGCGAGACGGCTATAGGTGTGCCATGTGCGGCATGAAATCTTCCAAGGAACAAGCCCAGGAAGAATTGGACGCTCACCACATCACTGATCGCAATCTTCTCCCAAATGGCGGTTATGTAAGGGAAAACGGCATTTCTTTGTGTCCGACATGCCACGAGAAAGCCGAAGTTTTCCATTCCACAGGTATAGCAGCAGAAGGATATTCTCCAGAGGATTTATACAAAAAGATTAATTCGGATTTACAAAAAGCTATTGAGGCTAGTGAGAAATTGAGTTCTTGATATATGCTATAATGAGGTTCTTCTTCTAATAAGAAGGCATATACTCATTAGCTACAAGCATATAGGAGGTGCTCCGATTCACTAAATTCACTTAACGCTTTAACTTTTTGTAATATGGAGTTGTCATCATGACTCTTACCGAATTTGAAACAATCGCATTAACAACAGTAAACTCTGACCAACAGGATGACGAATTTAGCATCCCAATCGATATCTCTGATATCATCAGCATCTGCAAAGATTTTAATAATTTAGGCTGGAAGATTCAGAATCAGATAGAAAATATACTAGAAGTTGGTGTTGAAGAATCCATTAGAAGCGGATTTGTGAAACAGGAATCGTTGCCCCACATTAAGTATTTTTTGTATAAAATCTGCAAAAATGCTTACTTTGGTGACGCCGTAAGTCAAGCTCAAGACTGTATTAAACTCATTCATCAATATGAGGACAAGTACAAAGTATCGTACGCCTCCACAGCAAGTTAAGATTTAGCATGGATACAACATTAGATAAAGAAGAGAACGCTAAAAACATTTATGTTATTAGACGTAAGCTGGCCTCTATTCAAAGAGTGCCTGGTCGCTCTCATTATGAGTTTGATGTAGGTAATTTTACCGTGTTTATCTACACTTCTGGCGTTCAAGATATCAAACCAGAGGGTCCTCACAAGTACCTAACGGACTACAAAGTTGTAGATGTTGTACTCAATGAGTCCACTAAAAAAGGTTCAACGTCCAGCATCTCATTAATTGAGGATGCTCGTTTCAAAAATTACGAACCTATCAGGTATAACACGACCACCACTCCAAATGGAGTAATTAATTTGAGTGATGGGCGAAATATGCCAATGTTACAGCTATGCGAACTGATTCGTTACCTTTATCGTTTGAGTAATTTGACTGCATTTATTTAAAGAGGTTGTCATGGATATCTTTTCCGCGCAGAATATGAGGCTTCTCATCAAGGATTACGGCGCCAGTGAAGTCTTGAAGGAGATGATTAAGGCACTAAAGGATTGTGCTGACGATTATTCAGACTTGGGCCTCAAGGACAAGGCAATTGAGGCGTCTGAAATGTCAGAAATGCTAGAAGGTGCATTAACTACTTACACAATCGAGGAATGATATAGCATATTTATATGCTGGCCATTCTCCTCACTGCTCTGATTACCTTCTTCGTATCAACCTTGTTCGGTTATGTCGTCCATCGATCCTTGCACCAGACTTGGACCGGACGACTTAACCGGGCTCATATGACTCATCACTTAAAACTGTATCCTCCAACCGATTATCTATCGGATACCTACAGGTATGCTGGCAAGGATAATACCTTCAGAATTTTTGCTATATTTGCAATTCCGATAGTTGCAACGCCAATTGTATTAGGAATACTAGGAATATTGCCTTTAGCCTTAGTCATAACTGCTTTATTGATGATGGGGTTAATGACTTTCCTTCATGACTATTTACATGATGCTTTTCATATTAAGAACCACTTTTTGACGCGTATTCCTGGGGTCAGGGTTATATTTTCTCACTGGGGTGACTTGCATTATCTGCATCATGTAGATATGCAAAAGAATTTTGGGATCTTCACGTTTCATTGGGATCGCATATTCAGAACTTTTTGGAAGGTATAAACATGGCAACTTGGATTGTTCCAGACTTGTGTATTAACTGCGGGGCTTGTGAGCCAGAATGTCCAAACAACGCCATTTCTGATGGCTCAGCCGTTGGTTCAGAGGTCTATTACATAGATCCTAACCTTTGCAATGAGTGTGTTGGGTTCTATGATAGAGAGTCTTGTCAAGTAGTTTGTCCCGTTGAGTGCTGCCTCCCCGACCCCAAACACCTGGAAGACGAAGCTACCTTAGTCCATCGTGCACTTCAGATTCATCCAAATGACGATTCGCTCAAAAAGAGAATTGAATCAGGTAACTTCCCTTCTTTGAAGCGAAAAGATACCTAACACCTATTGTATCATCAAAATTAGATTTCATATTTAGGGACGCCCTTGACAGGAGGCGTTCCGTGATTAGATTGGAAGTAAGAGGTAATTCTCTACATGAAAGACATTGATCCGTATAAGACCCTTGAAGTAAACAACAGGGCAAGTTCTGTTGTCATTAAAGCAGCTTATCAAGCCCTCATTAAACAATTCCATCCAGATCATGGTGGAAGTGAGGCTAAAGCTAAAGAGATTAATGCAGCATACGAAATTCTTTCTGATCCAACCAAAAGAAAGAAGTACGATCGTGAGTCCCAGGATAAGACTGGTACCATCATTGGCAACTATCGAGTTCTCGAATCGATTGCCGAAGGTGGTTTTGGTAGCACCTACAAAGGTGAACACATCATTACCAAAGACCCAGTATGTATCAAGCATTGTTCCATGGTTTCAGCCGCCCATGATGCAATTTTGATCCAAGAAACCAAATCCATTTGGGATTTGCGCCACTATGCTTTGCCTGTCATGCGTGACTTGCAACGATTGGATGATGGCTCTTTGGCTCTTGTTATGAGCTACATTCCAGGTTATACCTTGGAAAAGATTGTAGAGAAGGCTGGTAGAATTGAGCCTGAGACTACGGCCTGGATTACGGAGCGTATCCTCAATGGTCTTCTATATTTGCATCATCATGGCGTAATCCACGGTGATATTAAGCCCCAGAATGTTATCATTCAACCAAGTACTCATTCAGTGGTGTTGGTTGACTTCGGTCTTGCCATGGTCAAGCCTGGGAGTTCAGCCAAGTCTATCGGCTATACGCCAGTCTTTGCATCTCCCGAACAGATTAAGGGAAAGGTTCTATTGCCAGCTTCCGATTATTATAGTGTAGGCATGTTAATGGTCTATGCTTTGAATGGCGGCAAGCGGATGGATAAGAAACAGGTGCCAGCAGCGGTACCCGATCCAATGGTGGACTTCATTGCCAAGCTCACTAAGGAAGATATTTTATCTCGTCCACAGGGAGATTTATTTGATGATTTTGTAAAGGTTCGTCGAGATTCATTCGGTCGAACCAGATCCGGAATGAGTAACATCCCAGGATTCAATAGTTAAGGAAAGCATGTCTACGCATTATCTTATCTTAGATGAAGAAAAATTAGATGTCAATATTCGAAATAACAAGACTACTTTTGAAGAAGTAGTTTCTCATTATATTGAAGAAGGATGGCATCCCATTGGTGGCGGAATTCGTACCAATGGTTTGGATAGATTCGGATACCGTGCGTGGAATTGGGCTCACTTGTATAGATAGGAGAAAGAATATGTCAGAAACAGCAGATTATAGTCCGGGAGATTGGAAAGGTTATGACTTCGATGCGGCTCGTAAAACTTACGATAAGCATGTAGGTCGAGCATATGATGCGGCTCAAGCAGCCAACAAAAAAGCCAAGGATATGGCTCCCAAGAAACTCAAGACTGACGCCAAGACACCAATTGTTATTTTGTGCGATGTAACTGGTTCAATGGGCGATTGGCCGGCAACTATCTTCTCCAAACTTCCTTATCTCGACAATGAGGCCAAGGAATACTTTGGAGATGATTATGAGATCAGTTTTGCTGCTACTACTGACGAAGATGACAGCTATCCATTGCAGGTTAGAGAGTTCGTCAAAGGCCGCAAGATGGAAGAAGAACTCAAGCAGTTCATTGTTGGCGGTGGCTCTGGACCGGTAGAAGTTCATGAAGCCTACGAACTATCAGCCTTATATTACGCTCGTAATGTCGAGATGCCCAAAGCTAACAAGCCACTTTTGATTTACATCTGTGACGAGCACTTCCATGATCATGTCAATCTAGAGCTAGCCAAGAAGGTTGCTCACGTTGATGTGGATGACAAGCTTTCTAGCAAGAAAGTTTTCGAAGAACTCAAAGAGAAGTTTTCTGTCTATGCCATTCGTAAGAGCTATAGTGGCAGGGATAGAGAAATTACCCACCAGTGGGCATCCGTTTTGGGCGAGGATCATATGGCCGAGTTACCAAGTGCCGACCGAGTGGTGGACGTTATCTTTGGTATTTTTGCCAAAGAGACTGGCAAGATCGATTATTTCAAAGATGAGATTGAAGATAGACAACGACCTGACCAGGTTGATACTGTTTACAAGTCTCTGAAAACCATTCATGCCCTGCCTGCTGAAGTTAAGGATAGTGGCGGTAAGTCTGTGCTACATACCCACATGAAGGGTAATAAAACCAAACGTTTGCTCCCATAAAGGAGAAAGCCTATGACTGAGCTTGATAAAAAGGTTGATGAACTCTTGGTCACTATGTGTCCAAGTTTCACTCACTTCAATCGTTTTGCTCATGATGATAGAGTAAGTGGCATTCGTTTCAACAGTGCAATGATTACTCTAGACGAATTAGACAGGGAACTTGATCTGTTGGCAAAAAATCCACCAGATGTTCCTGTCTACTATGATGTTAAGAGCCGACAGATGAGAATCATTGAGGTGGGAACTCAGGACGGCAATCTGGTGTTGACACTCAACCACCCCATTGCTGTAGATACTCCATGTGTTGTGCTTTTCAAAGCAGGTGCAGATGTGGCTTTACTGAACCGTATTGAGAACGGTAACCGCTTGGTTTTCAAGGGTGGCCCCACATATAAACTTGTTCCAGGTGAATCCTTACACATTAGGGATAAGAGCTTTAGAAATCTTCGTGGAGAGACCCGTGAGGACAACGTCTTTACGCCACTGGAACAAAAGAAGATTGAGAAAGTCAAGGCGGCTGGTTTCAATAAATTCTTTCTCTCTTATGTAGAGAAGCAATCAGACGTAGATATCTTCCAAGAAATGGTTGGCAAGGATGCAGAAATCTGGTTAAAGATTGAAAGCATTCCTGGAATGCAATACGTTCAAGAGCATTTCAAAAAGAGGGATAATTTGGTATTGGTAGCAGCTCGTGGAGACTTATTTGTGGAGCTTGAGCAGCCCCACCATATGATTGAGGCGTTACGCCAAATTATACAAAAAGATCCAGAAGCCTGTGTTGGTTCACGCCTTCTTCTATCTGTTATAGATAGCCCTGTGCCATCTTGCTCAGATCTATTAGAGATCTCATGGTTGCACGATGTCGGGTATCGTCGCATGATGTTGTGTGACGAAATCTGTCTGAAGGAGAACCTTTTAGCAAGCGCCGTGGCCGTATTCGACGGCATCAAGCGCGATTTGTGAGTTAGTTATGAAAACAGTTAGCATTGAGAGATATCGTAATATAGGAATCATGGCGCACATTGACGCCGGTAAGACCACTGTATCCGAGCGTATTCTCTTCTATGCTGGTCGCATCCACGTCATGGGTGAAGTCCATGACGGGGATACCATTATGGATGATGACCCCCGCGAACGCGCTCGTGGTATAACTATCAACTCAGCCGCCACTACTGTCTATTGGCCACCTGAATCCGTTAGCCTTAATACTCATCGTATTAATCTAATCGATACTCCTGGTCACATTGACTTCACTGTAGAAGTGGAAAGGTCTCTTCGTGTCCTAGACGGAGCTGTCTGCGTATTGGACGGTTCCCAAGGCGTAGAACCTCAGACTGAACAGGTATGGCGTCAAGCCGATCGTTATAATGTAGCCCGCATCTGCTTCATCAACAAGATGGATAAGGCTGGCGCTAACTTCCAAATGTCATTGGACTCTATCAAAGAGAAACTGGGTGTCCACGCTGTTCCCATTCAATTGCCATTGGGCGAAGAGGAACAGTTCAAAGGTATTATTGATCTCATCAATATGAGGCTCATTACTTTTGATGACACTTCAAAGGGTAAAAAGTTCAATCTAACTTCAATTCCCGAAGACATGTTGGCCACGGCCCAAAAGGCTCGTGACAATATGATTGAAGCCCTAGCAGATGTTAGTGATGCTATCCTAGAGAAATTCCTGGCTGGTGATCTGTCCAAAGTCTCGATTGATGAGATTCAGGCAGCTCTCCGTAAGGGAACCATCTCGCGCACTCTGTTCCCTGTTCTTTGTGGCTCTGCCCTTAAGAACAAGGGAGTTCAGATGCTCTTGGATGCAGTACTGGCTTATCTACCAGCTCCAACTGACTTGCCTGCTGTTACTGGTGTTCATCCTCGTGATGGCAATGCGCTTACTCGTAAGCTGCAAGATGATGAACCCTTGTCGGCTTTAGCCTTCAAGATTGTCAGCGAGAAGACTGGTAACCTAACTTTCATTCGAGTTTACTCAGGCGTTCTCCGTTCTGGTAGTTACGTGTACAATGCTACACGTGATGAAACAGAACGAGTCTCTAGACTTATGCTTATGCATGCTGGAGACAGGGAGAACATTGATGTAGCCACTGCTGGCACTATTGTGGCAGCTATGGGCTTGAAGTCCAGCTACACTGGAGACTCACTTTGTGATCAAAAGAACCCCATTCTTCTAGAAAAGATGGAGTTTCCCGATCCTGTTGTGGAACTTTCAGTGGAGCCCAAGACTCAAGAAGACTTGGACAAGTTGGCCATTGGTCTACAGAAAATGCTGCTTGAAGACCCGTCTCTCAAGTCCTACACTGATCCAGACACCTCTCAAACTATTTTGAAGGGTATGGGTGAGTTACATCTTGAGATCGTTGTTGACAAGCTTCGTACCAACCACAACGTCAATGTTAACACTGGTCAGCCTCGCGTGTCTTATCGTGAGACTATTACCAAGGTTGGCTTTGGAAATCATAAGCACCAAGCCCAAAATGGTGGTAAAGGTGTCTATGGTCACGTGGTCTTGGATGTCAAACCAGGCGAAAGAGGTTCTGGCTTTGTCTTCAAGTCTGAAGTGGTTGGTGGTTCTATTCCAAAGGAATTCATCTCCTCTGTTGAAAAAGGTATCAAAAATACCATGCAACGAGGAGTTATTTCCGGCAACCCAATGGTTGATGTGGAAGTAACTGTCACTGATGGTAGCACACATTCAGTTGATGGATGCGCTTTGGGATTTGAATTGGCAGGCTCTAAAGCCTTCCAAGAAGCCGTCAAGGCAGCCAAGCCAGTTATCTTAGAACCTCTCATGGCAGTAGAGGTAGTGACTCCGGAAGATTATTTGGGACCAATTATTGGCACCATTAGTGCTCGTAGCGGTCAACTTCGCAATCAATCTTCACGAGGTAATGCTCGTGTGGTTGAGGCATTGGTGCCGTTGCGCAATCTCTTTGGATTTACCACAGAGCTTCGAGGACAATCGCAAGGTCGTGCTCAAGGCTCTATGAAGTTTTCTCATTATGAGATTAGTTCTCTTAAGCCAGAGGAAATTAAAGATTGAATAGGGGGTCGGTTTATACCGACCCTTTATTTTTGAAGGCTGTAATATGAAAGAATTTTTAGATACTTTATACAAAGCTTGTGTTGCTCCCAATGACGATAGCATGGGCTTAATTTTCGATGTTCTTCCTAAATTAGGTGGTCAGAGGAAGTTTGATGTTATGAATCAACTTTTAGTTGATATTGACATTAGTAGGCTAGACACTTCTGCCATGTATGGAATAGTTCATTGTATCAGCCATTACATTAATCAGCTGCCACAATATAGGACTTTTTATCAAAATGTAAGGGAAGAATTTGCTCGTCGTGGTGAACCATCTGCTCGGATTAAGGATCTCTTTGATCGGTACGAGAATGGTTGGAGAGGTGATTTGTATGATCCCAACAAGCCACCTTATAAGTCGCCTGATGAAAAATTTGAAGAGACTTTGGAAGCTAAGATTGCTTGGGCCCAAGAGATAGGCGACAAGGACTTGGTTGATATGCTGACCTACTATCGCTCATATAGGTTAGGCTCTCAGGAACGTGACCGAAAGTTCCAGAAGATGAGAATGGATATGGGCGATGAAGAATTGCGTAAGCGAACCGTTGAATCTCTCAGAGAGGTCGCAGACAAATTAGATAAAAGTGCTGGCAGTTGGCCAGGTATTTACTATTGTGATTTGCCAGAAGATCCACTCATGAAAAACACTTTCATCGATGGTATCACCGTTGTAATCTCTTACCCTTGGCCAGGATAATGAACAATAGCTCTGCCCTTCTAATTTTGTGTGTTTTCATTTGGGGACTGACAACTTTCATGCAAAAGCTGTCAGCTGATAAGATGTCCCCAATGCTCATGCAAATTATTATTGGCATTGCCTTCTTTATTGCTACACCTTTTATCATTAGACTTCAAGGTGGAATTGGTAATCTCAAATGGAATGCTGTCAGCGTTGCTTTGACTTTTGGAGCAGCTTTCTTATCCATTACCGCCAATATAATAATGTATACGGCATTGAGCAATAACAAACATACTGGCGCTTCAGCTATGTTGATATCGCTCTATCCAGCGGTAACATTAATCTTATCTGCCATTTTCCTCCACGAGCAATTCTCGTTCGGTAAGATTGTAGGATTCTTAGTTATGGTTGGAGGGGCTTGCCTCCTGACCTTTTGTTAATGCGTAATGTTATGTTGAAAGCCGCATTTTACAAAGCATGGATAGGCGAAGATGGGCCTGCCTTTAATGAAGATAGAAGTCGTTGGGAAGTTTGGGATGATAATGTTCATTTAATGACCATCTCTGTCGAAGAAATCAAACGAAGTAATCCAATTACCAATTATAAATTAATAGCTACCAAAGAATTTGGAGAGGCCCTTTTAGAAAGAGTTAAAAAGAATAAAGCCTTTATCTAATTACTTTTTCTTTTTCTTGGACTTTTTCTTTGGTTTGCCGCCCATCTTACGATAGACATCATAGACTACGGCCCAAGGCTCATCGTACTTTTTCCAGTACTTCTTGACGGCTTTCTTGGCCTTATTCCAAGTTTTTTCGCTAGCAATGGCGCCCGGTGGATTATGAGGCTTAAACTCAGGGTCAGTACCGTTCTGTTTGATTAGCCATTTCTCTCCAGCAGAAATCCAATTGAGATCATCAGCTTTAACGTCTTCCGGAGCATTCTCCTCGAAATGACGTTCAGCGATTTTGATGTTGAAATCTTCTGCTAATTCAGCTACTTTTGCAAAGCTCATATCTTAATGTAAGGATAGTAATATGTTAGATAAACCTATGATTATAGGCTGTGATGAGGTCGGTTACGGCTGTTTAGCCGGTCCATTGGTTGTGGCAGGTGTCAGGGCTCCCAAAGATTGGGCGCTAGAGGGCCTAAACGATTCTAAGAAATTGTCCGCCAAGAAACGTGAGGTCATGCGCGGTAAGCTCCACAAGCTCATCCAAGATAAGGTTATAACTTGGCACCTGGCTGAACGAAGCAACATCATCATTGACAAACATGGAGTAGCGGTAGCTCTCAAGGATGCCTATGTAGAAGTTTTCCACGCTTTGTATCAGCCAGATTCTTTGATTATTAGCGATGGAATTTTAAAATTTGACAGCCTGGGCGTGGATGATTATGATAAGATGTCCGTCATCAAAGCCGACACCAAGTTCCCAACGGTAATGGCTGCTTCTATTTTAGCCAAGACATATCGTGATGAGAAGATGCACAAGCTCCATCAGGACTATCCTAATTATGGTTGGGACTCAAATGTAGGTTATGGCTCTAAGGATCACCTTGAGGCCATCGTGAAACATGGTCCTTGTTCATTACACCGATTCTCTTATGCCCCTATAAAGAATATGAAGTTGGCCGACACGAGGCAGCTAGGACTTCCCTTATTGGAAGATTATCTCAATGGAAAACCTGTATAATGTCAATGGACTTATCTTTTGGTCCGAAGAGGAAATTCGCTTGCGCGAAATGCTAAAGAACCATTTTGTAGCTGCAGTTTCCAATAATCTAAAGACTCAGAACCGAGGGTTTGAAATTATCCAGGTAGAAGCTCCTTTACTTACGCCTCATGAGTTTATTAACTCAAACTATTCTGGACGAGATACATTTGGGTTGGATGAGGAAAACGAGATGGCAACTCATTGTCAATTTGTTTTACGTCCCGAGACAACGATGGGAACTTACAAGGCCATTGAGCATCTGCTTAGTAATTACAATGAACGTAAGGTTAAGCTACCAGCATGTGTTTGGCAACACGGAAAGAGCTTTAGGCGTGAGCAAGATCAGCCCACCAAGTTTATGAGATTAAAGGAATTTTACCAGCTAGAGTTCCAGATTGCTTACAGTCCAACCACCGCTAACGATTATTCAATTAGTTTGATCCCGGCAGTGCAACAAGCTATTTCAGAAATGATCGGACCATGTCACGTGGAAGCAAGTGATCGATTGCCTGATTACTCTGAAATTACTGTGGATATAATATGCGACAAGACTAAGATGGAAGTTTGTTCCATTTCCAAGAGGAAAGACTTCCCACTTGCCAAAATTCTGGAAGTGGCTATTGGAACTGACCGCTGTGTATTTAATTTTCTAAATAAAGGACAACAATGAAAAAGGATTTTGCTCAACTCATTAAGGAAATGCGAACGGCGCTTCGCCCCGAATTTCACTCAATCATTGCTTCGGACGGCAGCCAATTGACTTCTGAGCAATTAAGCCAATCTCTTATGGATTTGGAAACTAAAACTAACCAAATGATTGTTGATAATGGTTATACCAAACCAGAATTTGATCAGCTATGTAGAGAGCACTTCATGGACTTCTCTTCTAATAATCCAGATGAGTGGGTTATTAAACATGATCCTGAGAACGCTCAGATTATCTCTGGTAATTAATCTATTAATAAGTTGATATATACAAATCAACATCCTGGTGTAGCTCATTGGATGAGCGGCCGTTTCATACGCGGTACTGAGTGGGTTCGATTCCCACCACCAGGACCAAATTAGTATTGTAAAGTCACAGTGAAGTTATTGTAATCAATATACTCGCCATTTCTCTTATAAGGGTATATCTCAATATATTTTTCTAAGAAAGCTTTGATTTGCTCAGGGAGTGGCGCATACTTAGGTTCTAAATCAGGTGGATTAACGTTTGGTACTGAAACAGTGATAGTGTTACCATCTCTGGTTACGTTAATGTTCATAGTTGCCTGATCCTCTGCCAACATCTTTCTAAATGGAATGATGCCATAATGAGGACTGGTGGATGCATTACCTACATTGATTTCAAGGTCTCGTTTGATTTCATCTCTATAGGCTGAAGCGTCTATGGCGTACTTGTTCCTCAAGTAAGTGGCAGTTTTGAAGAGATTCTGGTAAGCTTTTTTCATAAATGATATATGAATTTAGCCGTATATATGTATCGGTGCTTAACTCAGCGGTAGAGTGCTAGCCTTACAAGCTGGAAGTCGAGGGTTCGAATCCCCCAGCACCGACCATGTGGGAACTTAGTTCAATGGTAGAATGTCGGTTTTACATTCCGATGACACGGGTTCGATTCCCCTAGTTCCTACCAACCATGGGGGCTTAACTCAATGGTAGAGTGCTTGCTTGACTCGCAAGATACATGGGTTCGATTCCCTTAGCCCCTACCAGCCACAATATGTGGTTATTTTGAATTACAAGGAAGAATATTATGAAGAAGTTTATCGTTGCAATTTTAGCTCTTGCCGCAGTCGTCGCCATTCTTGCTCCAAGCCAACCAGCTCAAGCTCAAGTTATTTATGGTAACTACTGTTGCGACGGTTTCGGCGTTCGTCGTTGTGTGTTAGTCAATCCTTTGCCAGTTGGCGCAGGTTGTTTCTGTGTCGGCCAAGGCTCTGGTTCTGTTTGCCTCTAATGGAGATCGAATGAGCAGCACTGAAAATTTTGACGGTTTATGTGGCATCATTGCCAACTTTGCTTCGTCCAAGAATCAGATTCGCTGCCATTACGAGTTTGGGCATTATGGCCCGTGCTCGTTTGAAAAACTCAAACGCCACTTCAGGATTACGGTTGGGGCCATTTGCTCCCCCGATCCTGAACGTGGATTTATTGATTCTGTTCTTTCACACATAAAATAATTATAGAACGAATCATCGGAGAGACATGATTGATGAGAATAAATTTTGGGAATTGATTAATAAGTGGGAGTTTGATACAAGACATTCGTCAGAAGCTCGTGACATTCTTGGTCACCCCTCAGTAAGTGAAGTGATTCAGATGGGTCACGAAGTAATTCCACTAGTACTAAGAGCTTTGAAAGAAAATTTCCATCTTGCTTTTGCTTTACATAAGTTAACTGGTGAATGGCCAGTTAAAGATGAATACGCTGGTAATGATGAAAAGATTATTGATTGTTGGATGAAGTGGGCGCGAAAACGCGGATATCAAGTATGAAAACGGCTTATCCGCCAGATAAAGATACACCGATAGTGGATGGTATGCCAACAGTTGGTTGGGGCCCATTTCGTTGTCAGTGGTATTCATTTTGTTCGGCTCACCAGAGATTTGATGTTAGTTGTTCACGATGCAGGGCGGGAAGCTGGCATAACTGTTGGAGTCATGAAGTAGGGCATTTCATTTATGAGAATGATCCTACCCTTTGGCGTTGGTGGGCTAATCGACCAGAACTAATGGCATCATTCAGAAACTTAATTGAATCAGCCTTCAAAAACAAAAATGCGAAGTGATTTTTAGTCACTCCGCATTTACGTTTGATTCAATTAAGAAGATTAGTTATTAGAGCTGAGTCCAGGTAGTTCCGTTCCAAGACCAGGTTTGGTTGGAAGGATAGTTGGTGGTTGCGCTTTGTCCACCGAACAAAAGAACTGTACCAGTTTGAGAGTCCCAACACATTTGGGTCCAAACCAATCCAGCTGGATAGTTGGTTGGATTCTGTTGTGTCCAGGTAGTACCGTTGAAGATCCAGGTCTCTGGAAGATAATTGTAGTAGTTCTTACCACCGAACATTACCCAAACGTTGTGAGTTTGATCGTAAGCCATAGAAGCGCCAGTTCTCACGGATGGTGAGGTTGCTGGGCTCAATTGACTCCAGTTTGTACCGTTGAAGGTCCAAGTGTCATTGTACATCGCATTGCCTGGAGCGTTTTGGCCACCAAACATTACTAAGTAAGAAGTTCCACCATCCATACAGTGACCAACTCTACCAGCAGGGGTTGCAGAAGTACCACCAGAAGAATCTAGTGTCCATACCTTAGTGCTGCCGTTCCAGTCCCAAGTCTCAGTTATGATCTGACCATTACCAGCTCCACCGAAACCTCCGAACATAACAACGTGTCCAGAGCTAATGGTTAATTGGCAAGCTTCGGCAAGATAACGACCGAATGGTGGGTTAGCTGGGGATTGTTGAGTCCAAGCAGTACCATTCCAAGTCCAAGTATCTTCCAAAACTCCACCAGTAGAAGAACTAGACTGACCACCAAATAACATGACGTTAGTTCCATCATAAGCCATGACGGAGTTGATACGTCCTGGTAGTGGGCCATTTGGATCAATTGACATGGCATTAGGGGATTGGCTGGCCCAGTCTGTACCGTTCCAAGTCCAAGTTTGGTTTAAATAGCTAGAAACACTTGGATATGAACCCGGATCTAGAAGAACGGTCTTCTGAGATGCGGTTGGTAGACGAACCATACCAGAGTTTGAGCAACGAAGCGGTGAGTGAGTAGTCATATTTTCCTCATTAAGTGAATCAAAACTTTATAAGCTTAATTGTATGACAGATAAGTAGTAGAATATTTCCCTGTTATTTTGCACATTATTTGGTCTTGACATCCGGGCATAAAGCGATATATTAAAGAGATACGCGGGTATGGTATAGGGGTTGTGCCCAAGCCTTCCAAGCTTGAGAGGACCGGTTCGATTCCGGCTACCCGCTCCAATGAAGAAAACTGAATTAATGTTAGATGTTTTGGGTTGGGTGGAAGTTTGCCACAAAAATGGCGACACTTTTGCCACATCTGATTTTGGTGTTCTTTATACGTGTGAGCGATTAGTTTTAGAGGGGTTGATTGTTGAAACATACCTTTGTAAGGGTAGCAAAAATCGTAGTTTTGACTTAAAATAAGCGGATATAATTCAGTGGTAGAATGTCTGCTTGCCAAGCAGAATGTCGTGGGTTCGAGCCCCACTATCCGCTCCAGGACGAATGCAGATAGGATTACATGGTTAACGCGATTCTCGCAAGGGAATTATAGTTGGTTCAATCCCAACCTTCAGGTCGCAAGATTTGATGTGGCGAATAAAAGATCTTATCGACTCTTGTCGTCTATTTGCTGCCATAGTTCAATGGACTAGAACTTCTGTTTGCCGAACAGAGAATGTGGGTTCGATTCCCACTGGCCGCTCCAGGTAAGTACGAAGCAGTTAAAAATGCGGGTGTGGCTCAGTGGCGACGGCATCTGCCTTCCAAGCAGACATCATCATGGGTTCGAGTCCCATCACCCGCTCCATAATTCATGATTAAAAACTGTAAGCTTTGTGAGAAAGAAATCCCTGTTCCCAAATATGGTGTAACATATTGGTGCTCTCACTGTCAGCAATATCAAGTCATTTGGCATGACAATGGGTACATAGAGTCTGAAGTATTAACGTCAGGTAATTACCATCTCATTTTCTTTCCATCCTATCAAGAAGCTAATGTAGTAGAGAAAAATGATAATAGTAAAAAGATTATCAACACATTTGCTCTAAATGAATTAACCCACGAACTTGCGGTTCAGTGGGTTAATAAGCTTAAGACCTATGTTTTGTTTCAATAATTAACGACGATAGAATTCGCCTTTAACGTATTCTTTACGCCACTCAGGCATCTTTTCACCGAAGACATGTTGAGCTGTAACTTGACCTTCATTACTCAAGCTAGCAACGATCATGTAACCACCAGCGTCCATTGTGAATGGAGCGGTTAACTTGCCAAGATAATCGAATGGCTTGTTTTGTGGGACCTTGGCTTGTGGGTTGAACCAAGATGGAAAGACGAAGTTGCTAACAGCAACGAGAGTTGAACCGACTGTAATACCATAGGAATCGTTTTCTACAGGGTCACATAGCTCTTGGCAATATAGATTTCCTTGGGAAATTTGTGGGCCTTGGGAAAATCCACCAGCGAATCTGTCACCAATCATTTCACAAACTTCGTGGCTTAGGGTTGCAGAAACAGTATACTGACCTGGGTTGGCCGGATTGAATACCATTGGAACACCACCATTGCTCAACACTGGTTCAGCAAAGATGAAAGCATCAACTTCATCATTGTCTTCTGAGTGATAACCTAAAGCTCCTGCTTGAGTTGAATTATCTAACATGCTTACGACCCAAGCATAACCTGGAACCTTAGTGGCATCAGCATAGAACGTAATGGTAGCAGCTTTCATATTCCAAGCTGGCAACACATGCAGATTTAATTGGATTTGAATGGCTTGACACATAGTATTAACTTGATCGTTAGTTACTAATTTAGATTGGTTAATTACTGCAATCAGCATATTTCCTCCTAGTTGAATCTTTCCACCTATATGGTGGATTATTACTCAAAAATCAAAAATTAGGAAGCTGAACAGAAAAGTTATATGATTGAGAGATTTACGTCACCAATTTGTAAAAATAGGTGGCCCCTTGACTTGCTTTTTACAAGATTTATTTTATACATGAAGGGAAACTATTATGAGCAACACTGACCTAATTAAAGAGCTGAGAGCACTAACCCAAGCGGGCATGAAGGACTGTAAGGATGCCCTTGAAGAAGCTAATTGGGATTTGCAGAAAGCTGTTGATATTGTTAAGGTCAAAGGTCTCAATATCGTTTCCGGTCGTGAAGGCAGAGTAGCTGCTGAAGGATTGGTGGACATTGCTCGTAATGGCGACACTTTGGCTGTCATGATTGAAGTCAATTGTCAAACCGATTTCGTGGCAAATAGCGAAGAATTTGTTACTTTCGTCCATAACACCAAACACAAATTATATGAAGACACCGTTGCTGGTTTGCCATTCAGTGTTGATGAAGTAGAGGCTGAGCGCAAAGCTGTTGTATCTTCTACTAGAGAAAATATCGTAGTGCGTCGATGGTGGGCTGAACAATCGCAGCATCCATCCGTAAAGGTTTTTTGTTATCATCACTCTAATTCCAAGATTGGTGTTCTTGTTACCATGCGTGCACCTTCTGCACAAGCTGCTAACAATCCAGATTTCAAAGCTTTAGGCGAGGATTTGGCGATGCAAATTTGCGCCATGAATCCTTTGGCCGTCTCTCCAGATCGCATTGCTCCCGAAGAAATTGCGCGTCAGAAATCCATTTTCGAAACGCAACTCAAGGAAATGAATAAGCCAGAAGCGCAATGGGCCAGAATTCTGGAAGGCAAGTTCCGTAAGTGGAACACAGAAGTTTGTTTGCTAGAACAAGAGTCAGTGGTTATTCCAAAGACAACTGTTGGGCAAGTAATTAAAAATGTCGGAGCCAAACTAGGTGGAGAAGTTCACGTCGTGAATTTCGTTCGCTGTCAAGTTGGTGAAGGCATTGAAAAGAAACAAGACAACCTCGCTGAGGAAGTCGCTAAGATGACTCGTGCAGAAACTCCTGAAGATGCATTTGTCAGACACTTAGTAGATAAAATGAAGGACGCATAATGAATAACGTACAAGAATTAATTGACAAGTTGACCAACGCCATCTCTTTCAAATTCAAGGAAGACGCAACCTCTCCTAACCTAACCATCTCCAAGCTTCGCCATGGCTACTATTGTTCAGTAGTTCGCTATGCCAAGGGCACGCCAGCTCCGAAGAACAAGGTCGTGGTTTGCAAGGCCGAATCTGATACTTTGGAAGGTGCAGTCAAAGGAGTCGTTGGTGAGTTCCTAAAGGTTGCCAAGCCACAACCAGATCCTTTGCAAGAGCTAGATAGCATTGCTAAGGCCATTAAATAAACAAACCAACCAAGAGTTTGGGAGAAAAATGGATCGTAACTTGCTGTTAAAAGAAATGCGAGAAAGCATTGGTACTCAAGATCCTATTAAGTTTTTTGAGAAGATGGTAGATGTTTTCGCTCTTCTTTTTGATCATATCGAGGAATTAGAAGTGGATGTCAAAAAGGCAAACCTGAAAGCCGCATTGGCTATTCAGTGGGAACCAAAGATGGCATCCACCATGCTCTCCAAAATGATTGAAGAGTTGCGTGAGGATAAGGCGGATTACTACGAAGAAATCTCTCAGTTGAAAAAAGCTTTCATGGAAGATAAAGTAACGCAAAACTATAATGACTTCTGCCAATTCTGGCAAGAAGTTTTAGGTTGGCATCCCTTTTTGGATTATGACAAATGATTAGCCCTATCGACGCCCTTAGAAGAGCACTGTTCTATGTATCTGGTGTTTGTTCTAGTATAACCTTAAACAAACCGGGCGCAGTCATTGAGCGATTAAGTTCAGAGACGCGCGAGTCCCTCAAACAATTAAAGTCATCTGATATCGACGGTGGTTCCACTGCCGAAAGAATGGATGAACTTAAATATTATGTTGGTTCAGATGAATACTATCAAAATAAAGAGTTCGAAAAAGACAAACTTGAATTCGACAAAAAAATTCTCAAGTGAGAAAAAGAAACTCACTGTAAGAATTTCTAAGAAGGATTTGTTAAAACTTCTTTCTGAAAATGAAGCTATGAGTAAGCAAATCACCGAATTGCAAACTCGTATGAATGAGATGCTGGAAGAAATCAGAAATCTAAAAAGAGCCTCTCCAGAATTAGAATATGAAGAGTTGGAGAATGTGAAACTTTCCGAAATGGCTGAAAAGATTCGTGAAACGTTCACAAATAATAACCCACCTTTAGACCCATATCATCACTCTCGATCCGATATTTTCTTTGATGGTGCAGGGGCCGCTCTTGCAAGAGGGCCAAGGTTTGGATCAGATGAGTAAGGAAGAAAATTTCCCAAACGCAAATCCTCACTGTAACGACTATGACAGTGAAGGTAGATGCAATAATTGTGGCCAGTTCGATTGCTATGAATGTGATTGGGGGGTGCCATTCAAAGGGTGTAATTGTAGAAGATGTATAAGTGCACGAGAGGACATTCTTGAAGAGCTGTATCGTGCAGAGCAGCAAAAAGCTGCTGATCTGAGAAAAGAAAAAGCAAAGCAAACCGCTAAATTAAAGAAGGAAGAGCTGAAGAAGGGCATAGACGGAGATTTAGAGTCGATGACTTCTAAACAACTAAAGGAAGAAGTCAAAAAACTTCGTGCCGGTATTCGTGCCCATCGAGACTCTTCAGGACATGACCTTTGCTGGTATCATCCTGAATTGTGGAATTTGTTGCCGGATAAAGTTGACCCGAAGCCAGCCATCCCTCCAACCGATGAATTTTTACATCATTGTAAATTGTACTGCGAATCTTTAAATAAAAAGCATAGCACTTGAGTGGTATATACTTGATATCACTCAGGGTTCGACTAATGGTAGGTCGCCAGTTTCCGAAGCTGTTGAAATGAGGGTTCGAACCCCTCCCCCTGAACCACAAGAAGCTAAAATCAAAATGAAGTCCATTGGTAAGCTGGTGTATTCACCACGCACACATCTCTCGTCAAGCGATAGATGGTTAGTGTTGATGTGTGACGATGAAATCTCCAAGTATTACAGGCACTTATATACTTTACAATATCCTTACCTGAATGGTGAGAAAACGGGGAAACTAACTCGTCCTGTATGGGGTACGCACATCTCCATCATTCGAGGTGAGTTCATTCCCAATTTCAAACTATGGCGCCTTGATGAAAACAAATTAATTGAATTCGAATATCAAGCAGGCGTTATAGACAACGGTGAATACTTTTGGTTGAAAGCCAGTTGCCCATATCTTTTGAATTTGAGAGAGAAGTATGGATTGCCACGCGAACCTAGATTTGGCTTGCACCTCACAATTGGGAGAACTACAGAAACATGAATAGAAACGCTCAATACGTGGCAATCTTTATACTTATTGCTATAATAGTTTACCTGTTTATTAGGAATGTTTAATGTTAGAGCACAATGAATTTTATTTGTATCTTATTCGTCACGGTCAAACAGAAATTAATGTATTACCAGATATGGTGGGGCAGCATGGCGAGTCCCGCTTGACCGAAAAAGGAAAACAACAGGCCAAGATTTTGGGAGAAAGACTTGCGAAAGAAGATTTAGATCTGGATGTTATTTATTCTTCTGACTACATTAGGGCTTTAGACACAGCTAATATTGCTTTATCTCAGGTACCAGAAAATAAGAGAGTTGAACTTGTAACCACTGAAGCGCTGAGAGAATACAGCGCTGGTGATTGGACACACTCTTCTCGTAAAGAATCTTATACTATGCCCGTTCTTCTACGTATGGCTGCTATGACCAATGCCTTCTTGCCACCCAATGGTGAATCGATGCACATGGTAGAGCGTCGTGCTTCTCAATGGTTAGAAGATAATGTTCTCTACAATAAACAAATGATTGATGAAGCTACTAACAGAATAGCTACTGGAGCTAAACCAATCAATGTTGTCGTGTTCTCTCATGGTATGACTATTAAATGCTTACTTCATTACATTATGGGATTCGATCAAAGCTTTACTTGGAAGTTGACATTAGAAAATACTTCTATCAGTAAACTACACTTTGGATTACAGGGGTGGCGCTTACTTACTATTAATGATCACGCACATCTACTATAAACCGAGGAAATATGGGAGCGCAAGAACGAAAACGACAAAGGCGCATCAGGGACTACGTCATCAACCGTGACGGTTTGCTTTGCTGCTACTGTGATAAAGTATTAACAATCGAGACGGTTACCATGGAACATATTGTTCCAGATAGCAAAAGAGGAACCTTCAATACTACGAACTTAACTGTTTCATGTTCAGAGTGCAATAACAAAAGAGGAAATAAACCCTTTTTTGAATACTGCAAACAATTTAATTGGTCAGAAGAAAAGGTAAACAAGTATAAGCAACTTTACTTTAGCAATCTAAGAATCAAGGTTCTTAACATTGCCAAAGAAGAATGTATGAAAGATGATCAAGTGGTCCCAACTACGCTCATCAAACATGCTTGTCAAATTCTAAAAATTAAGGGAATGGATTTCTCTGACTATGAGAAGGTGTATCAATTCGAAATTAAGTTCGACGAATTGTGTGACCGAAAAAAGATCAAATACTGCTTCGAGCAGTTAATTAGAATTATTGAAGCGGACAGCGTGTGATATATTCTCTCTCAAGGAGAATGTCATGAGTTTGAAACCTTTGAGAGATTTTATCGTAGTATCCGTTGTCAAGGCTGATGAGAAGACCGAAAGTGGTCTATTGTACAAGCCTGGTATCGTTGATGAGAAGATTGTTACCGGAAGAGTTTTGGCTGTAGGTACTGGTTACTTAACCGACAATGGTTCTGTTGCACCACTAGAAGTCAAGCAAGGTGACTCTGTACTCTTCAACAAGCAGATGTCTGTTGAAGTTAAGCACAGTGGCGAGACAGTGTATCTTCTACGTGAAGAGCATGTTCTTAGCGTCATCAGCTAACCTTTATCGAAACAAAATCATTTTACAAAGCCGTCCTATCGGGCGGCTTTATTTTTATCATGGAAAACAAACGTAAATATGTAAAGTGCATGCTATGTGCACACTGGTCAGAAGACACTCGACATGAACGACTCTGCGAGTATTGTAATAACACACAATTGGCACCCGATCCCGCAGAGATTTTTTGTAATATGTGTGGTGGAACCATGTGCCCTATTGGCTCCATGAATGGGCAGATACCACACGGGCTTTACAATGCCAAAGTATCAGGTGGCTATGATTCGTATCATCTATTGGATATGAACACGTATGTTTTCAGTTTTTGCGAGGAATGTCTAAGAAAATTGTTCATGCAGTGCAAAATTCCGCCTCTTGTCAATAATAATCCTGAAGAGTTTGCACATGACCAGACTCAGTATGAATATCGTGAATGGCAACGTACTGGCGGTTATCATCAAGCTTATTTGGATCGCAAGTGCAATTTTGTCAAAGACTGCCCCAATAGAGCCGAATATACTCAGTTAATCAGTGACTCTTTTACTGAAAATTGTTGCTGCGAAGAACATAAACAGCTATGGGGCTATGGTAATAGCCGATTAACCAAATTCATCCCTAACGTATTGAAACCGTTCCTATGAAATCTTATCCATCCATAACTAAAGAAATTAGGCAAGACGTTTATATTTATGCCTTTGACAAGTTAGATGGGTCAAATATTCGTGCCGAATGGAATACTAAAAAGGGATTCTACAAATTTGGAACTCGTAATCAATTGACAGATGAGAAGACCATGCCTTTTGGGCGAGCTATTCCATTGATTAGAGAAAAATACGAAGAGGACTTGACTGCTATTTTTAAGGAACAAGATTGGAGAGACGCGCTGTGTTTCTTTGAATTTTGGGGGCCAGATTCTTTTGCGGGCAATCATAATTTCGAAAAAAAGATGGATATCACTTTGATCGACGTGAATCCCTATAAAGAGGGTATATTAGTTCCTACACAGTTCATTAAAATTTTTGGTCATTTAGATATTCCGAAAGTATGTTACGAAGGCCGCGTTACCACGGAACTGTTCGATAAAGTGAAACAGTCCACGCTTGAAGGAATGACATTTGAAGGTGTGGTTTGTAAAGGCGCAAACGATAAATTAACAAAGATGCCCATCATGTTCAAGATCAAATCGAAAGCTTGGTTAGATAAGCTTAGAGAGTATTGCAAGGGCGACGAAAGACTATTTGAAAAATTATCATAAGGAACGAAATATGGAATTATGGAAAGAATCAGAATTTGATGGGTCTAGACCCGATCTTACTGCACAATCTATTGGTGTCGTGCCGCTACTAAGAAGTCTCTTGGCGAAGAAGTATGGTCACCTATCTGAGTTTAGTGCTGAAGGTTATGTCAAAGTCGAGGCTGAGGGAGAGGATGAAGAGTTAGTGACCGTCACCCAAAAGTATTTTGATCTCATGGTTAAAAAAGGTGGACGCCTGATTCATCGCACCGTGGCTGATAGTGGTGATAGTGGAATTTTCCTTTGGGATAATGGTGTTGCTGAACTAGATTGTTCAACTAATTATGTAAGCGTTCATGCCTATTCCACTGATGAAAAATTCATCCGTGATCTAAAAGACCACTTTGATACCCAATGGACTATTCCCGAAAGAACAGGCCATATCTACGCTATCGTCAAGCAAGGATTTGGACTTGGTTTGAGCAGCATCGGTAATGCCGGTATTGCTTTGGTGGATGGAAACTACACAGACAAAGTGTTGGAAGATTACAAATTTGCTATCCATGATCTGAAAACTGCGGCTCCTTCTGGACGAATCGTCATTATGAAGGGTCCTCCTGGCACAGGAAAGACTCACTTGATCCGAGCTATGTTACTGGAAGTTCCAGATGCCATGTTCGTTTTGATCGCTCCAGATGTGGTTGGCAACATAGCTGGACCTGACCTTCTTCCATTGTTAATGTCACATCGTGGTGGCACTACTGGACCAATTGTGTTAATTTTGGAAGATGCTGACAAGTGCTTGGTCAGTCGTAACGAAGAATCTGAGAACATGAGCCTCATTCAATCTTTGTTGAATTTGGGCGATGGTATTTTAGGATCTCTGCTAGACTTGCGCATTGTAGCTACCACTAACGCTGATGAATTCAAAATGGATCCAGCAATTTTGCGTCCTGGTCGTTTGAGCAAAATGTTGGATGTCAGTCTTTTGGATTTCAAAACTGCCAAAGGCATTTTCACTAGATTGCTGCCGGACGCAAAACAGTTTCCTGAAAAATTACAACGAGATAATTCACAGCATCCCCTGCAAATTACGCTAGCTGAGGTATACTCGCTTGCTCGTAAGGCTGGTTGGGAGCCGGGACTTCGAGAAGTGGAAGATGAAGAATCCACTGAAGAATCTGAAGACTTCGATATTTGATGTGAATATTTTCGCATTGGTGTGTAGTCCATTCTGGATTACCAGGAGATACCTATGCAACAAGGTGAATTAATCGTAACTGGGAAAGATCAGGCAGTCATTCCACTTAACAGCTTTCCAAGTGAAGTTAAGGCTCACTTCATAGATGAACTGGAACTAGTGCCTTGCAATCCACATAACTCTGATACTTTAGAGTATGAAGTAACCTCTACAAGCCAAGGAGTTTCTTTGGTGATTCGCTGGAGCGTCACTGGCGTTCGCGAAATCAAATGGCACGCATCTTACTAAGGACGATGTATGCAATCAGGAAACTTAACCGTAACCGGAAATAATTCAGTTCGTATACCATTACTTGGTAGACCGCGTGAAGTGTTCTGTCATTTCAGACATGAACATGAACCAGTTCCATGTAATCCACATCATCAAGATCACTTAGAGTACAAGGTTGAATCTGTAGATGAAGATTTACATATTCATATAAGAATTGATCATCATCACCATGATCGACAATTCGTTCTTGTTATAAAGTGGAATGTTGTTGGCGTGCGCGAAATCGAGTGGCTCGTAGTATATTAAGTGAATCATAAATGAAAGTTCTAGTATATGGATGGTATAACCAATTAAATATTGGTGATGACTTCTTCGTTGAAGCATTTCAACATCTATTTCCAGAATTTGAGTTTGTGTTCTATGATGCTATCAACTCAGAAAAATTACAGAATATTGATGCCGTCTTCTTCGGAGGCGGCTCTTTTCTTTTGAGCTGTCCCAATATCACTAATGATGCTCTAGAAAAGATCAAATCAAAGAAAATTTTCTATCTTGGAGTTGGTGTAGAAGCCGAAATTCATCCAGTTCATTTAGAACTAATGAGTATTGCACAACTGATTGCAACTCGTTCTCAAGATCAAGTTGATAGAGTAAAAGCAATAAACCCAAATACTATGTGGATTCCAGATCTGGTTTATTGTCTTCAATCCAAAGTTCAATCATCGCCCAAGTTGGATAACTCTGTTTTAGTAATACCTAATTGTCTGGTGATTCCTCAAAACTTGGATCCCTACTGGAGACATTCTGCTTGGTTGCATTTCAAATCAGAATTTAGTCAATTTTTGGATTGGCTTATCGAAAAAGAATACCAAGTCAATTTTTTGTCACTATGCCACGGTCAAGAAACAGAAGATGATTGGGCTGCCAGTGAGTTGATTGGATCTATGAATCGACGAAATAAACATTTTTTAATCCAAGATCCAATTAAAAATATTGAACAGGTTACATCGCTAATTTCACAATATAACTTTGTTGTAACACAAAGGTTTCATGGCATTATTTTATCCGAGATGACCAGGACACCTTACATCAATTTACACCACCATGACAAGCTTAAATTTTGCCAACCATGTGAAGGTCGTTTGATTTCTTATTACAATTGTTCTAAACAAAACTTCATTGATGTATTTCGTTTAACAATTAACATGAAATTCCACAATAGTCTACCAATAGAATCAGATATCTTTGAGACATTAAAGAAAGAGGTGTTAGGTCTCATATGATGGCTGGTGTTCATGGCGCGATTTGTTGGAGTTAGACACAACCGTATTTGTGTGGTGTCAGATAATCAATTCAATAATGATGGGCTGGATATCATTGAAATTCCGCCCGAATTATCACATATTTCCCCTTCGGGACTTATCACGTCTTGTATTATCAAAGACGGCAAAGTATGTTGCAAAAATTCTAGAAAAGCAACCAGCCAGATTAAGTTAGCTCTCGTAGGCAATTGGAAGATGAGGTGTGGAATCGCTACCTATTCTGAGAGTCTGTGGCCACAAGTTGCTAAGCATGTCCAGGATTTCAAGCTCTTCATTGAGAAAAATGAAGTCAGTACTGGTGACATTCATCAATTCGGTTGCTGTACACTTTCTGACTCACAAGTAGTTACTTGTTGGGAACGTGGTAAGTCTTTACAAGATTTAGTCAAGGCTTTGAAAGAATACGACCCAGATGTCATTTGGTTTCAGCATGAGTTCGGTCTATGGCCCAATGCCAGTTACTGGTTGGCCATGATGAATCAACTTGCTGAGTACAGAGTTGTGGTTACGATGCATTCTGTCTTTCATCACCGAGACAAAACTATTGTGGAAGCAGCCATGCCAGAAATTGTAGTTCATTTAGAGGGTGGACGCAAACTTTTGAAAGAAGAGAAGGGTGTCTCTGGTAAAGTGTATGTTATTCCTCATGGATGTGATGAGTTTAACAAAGAACGACTTTGGAACTTCTACAAGACGGAAAAAACTTTTATGCAGTTTGGTTTTGGTTTCCGTTACAAAGGTTGGGAAAATTCCATTAAGGCTGTTGGCATTCTCAAAGAAAAATATCCCGATGTTTTCTTCACTGGACTTTTTTCAGAATCACCATACGCCAAAGTGGAGCATCAAGTTTACTACAACGAGCTGATGGATCTTGTTGAGAAGCTCGGTCTGCAAGAAAATGTGTCCATACTGCGTGGATTTCAATCAGATGCTGTGATAGATAGTTTCTTGCGCACCAATCAAGCTACCCTCTTTCCATATGTTTCTCATCCAGAACACGAAGTGTTTGGTGCATCAGGCGCTGCCCGCATGGCTATGTCTAAAGGCTTGCCTGTAATCACCTCTTCCGTCAATCATTTCTCAGATTTGCCGACTATCAAGGCCGATACTCCTCAAGAAATTGCTGACGCTCTGGAAATGCTATTTACCAATTCTGATGCCAAGCAAAAACAAATTCAGGCTCAAACTAGCTATCTATCGGATAATACTTGGGAAAAAATTGGTTTGCGCTATATTGACCTCTTCGAGAAATGAAATTACTGATAAAAAACGATATGATCTATGAAATTAATGATATATACGGTGTTGACAACCAATTTACGAGGAGCAAAGCATGTCACACCAAAATTACACACTAGAAATCGTTAGTCACCACTCTCAATTCAATAACAAAACTCTACGCAAATATTATGTAGATGGAATTGACACAGTGGGCGTATGGGGCAACGAACCATTTGAAATTCGTTTCAAGAACAACACGTTCCAAAAGATTCAAGTCAAAATTACTCTAGATGGTACCGATATTCTTACCGGCAAGCCAGCCGACACTAAAGTTTCCAAAGATATGTGGGTAGTCAATGGATACGGCACACTCAATCTAAAAGCTTGGCCAGAAGACAACAACGGAGGAGCCGGATTTGTTTTTACAAGCGCTGATAACAGTGTAGCAGTTCATACTCATGGAGATTTGTCTAGCCGTGGAATTATCGCAGCTGCCGTCTTTACTGAAGGTCACGTGGAGCCATACAAGCCATCTCCGGTAATCCTTCGTGAAGAACATCATCACTGGCCGTCCTATCCAACGTACCCAGTTTATCCTGTTTATCCTGTCAACCCTTATAGCCCAATCTGGATTTACCAAAATGGCGTAAGTTACAATGCAGGCACCAATGTAGGTGGAACTAGATCACGACAAACATTGGGCGGCAACTCTATTGACAGCTCTACCATTACTAGCAGCATTTCCAACACAAGTACTTCTGGAACTTTCAGCTGCGATATAAATGACAGCAGCATAACTTGCAATTACTTGTCCGATGCACAACCAGTAAGCGCATCTTTAGAAAGTTTGGTTTCTGTTGGAGCTGGCGAGCATGTCGATCAAAAGATTACATATGTGGCAGGTTTGATTAAGCCAGTCTTTGCCGAAACAGTTAGAGTAAAGTATCTCTGGTGGGACGACTTGGTAACCAAGCTTCGCACTGAGACATCAGCTAAACCACAACCATCTGGTTTTCCAGGCAGTGACAATCAAAAGAATATAGATTTGAGAGGAACTCCACGTATTGGAGATAAGAAAGGTTCGTTCCGTAGAACAGAACAACCACAGCAAGTTTTTGACAGATTCTAAACGAATTGTCAGATTATTTTGAACGGAATGAGGAATTTACTTTCTCATTCCGTTTTTTGTTTTGGGGACGCCCCTTGACAAGCCTTTCGTAGAAATTACAATAGAGGCGACGAGGAAAGAACTATGCTTTTTATGTGGATATTGCTAGCGGTTTTGAATGGTTATTTTGCCATGACTTCCTGGCCACAACCATTTGCGGTTATTAACCTTGTATTTTTTGGTTGGTCTGTTTATCGTGTTTGGCAAATTGTTGCTCCAAAACTAAAGAAGTAATACAAATGGATCTTATGAAGCATTTCAAGGGAACCGGCCTCAAAGAAGGTGAAATTGCAGTCAGCCAAAATGATTTCGGTTGGTTGGTCGAATCCTATATTAGACAAGCGCTACGCCCACGATTCGGTTATGATTTAGAGCAGATTGTGGCTTCACTACGTAAGTGGTGGCCCAAGTTAGAAGGTTATTATCAGCGTCACATCATGTGTGATATTGAAGTGGCCATTCTGTTGGACGAGGATGGTCTTCCTGATCGCGAATTGGAGCGTAAAGATTTATGGGTGCAATTTGTCAAGGATTTTCGCCCACCTAAGGCTGCATTCACAGTTGATTATCATTGTCACAAATGTAAACAACGAGATGTCAAGCTTTGGCGTGGTGTGCATGGATGTGCAGATAGTGAAGGCAATGAACTTCTTTGCGCCACTTGCCTTGCTCCTGATGTAAAAGTGGATGACGAAGGTAGATGGCAAGAGCCTCCCTATGAAACCAAGGATGCATACGGGAATGAGATACCTGGGCCTCGAACTGATCAAGTCAAAGGATGGCTCCCTGCTATTCCTGTAGATGATACTTATTGGGGATACAGCAGTGTTCCGTCACAAGATGTCGAATGGTGGCGGGCGCTTCCAACTTATCCTGCCAAAAAGTTTTAGGCATAACGATATATGTAATTGTGAACCCAGAGAGGGTTCCTAAAAATTGACACACGGAGAGTGTAATATGAAATCATTTGATTTTTGTGTTTTTATTGGTCGTTTCCAACCATTCCATAATGCCCACAATATTTTGTTGCATGAGGCTTTAAATCAGGCAGATAACGTCATTGTTGTGCTCGGCGGTTTTAGAACTGCGTCCAACATTAAGAATCCCTGGCAAGCTGCTGATCGTGAAAAGATGATTCGAGATTCTCTCACTAGTGATGAGAACAAGCGCATCAAGTTTATCACTGTGCGCGACTATTTGTACAACGATAACTTGTGGTTGACAGATTTACAAACGAAGGTAGACTTTCTCACCCAAAGTTCTGACAAGGTTGCTTTGATTGGTCATGAGACTGATCGTAGTTCTTCGTACTTGAATCAATTTCCTCAATGGACACGAATTGATGTGAAGAACGTGGATAAGCATCCACATGCCACTGATATTCGTCAATTATATTTCACGCATGATGCGGCCTATAAGAAATATGTTCCCGATGGAACTGTCAAGTTCCTTGAAGATTTCAAGAAGAGTGAATCTTTCAAAAATCTGAAAGAAGAATATGATTTCTTACGAGCATATCGTGCTTCTTGGGATGGTGCTTCATTTGCTCCTACTTTCGTTACAGTAGATGCAGTGGTTATCAAAAGTGGACATGTGTTAGCCGTTCGTCGTAAAGGAAATCCTGGTAAGGGTTTGATAGCTCTTCCTGGTGGATTTTTGAATCAATTTGAAAAGATTCAAGAAGGTATGCTGAGAGAGCTAAAAGAAGAAACGGCTATCAAGCTTTCCAAAGAAGAGCTACAAAAAGCTGTTCAAGATAGTCGAGTTTTCGATCATCCTGACCGTTCTTTGAGAGGCAGAACTATTACTCATGCTTTCTTGGTAGACTTGAAAAGTGGTGCATTACCACAAGTTAAGGGCTCTGATGATGCTGATAAAGCATGGTGGATGCCATTGAGCGAGTGTCATGATCGTGAAGAGGAGTTCTTCGAAGATCATTACCACATCATCTCTTACTTCGTCAATAAATTTTAATGGGGGTAATCATGAGCAACTATGTATGTTCAGTTTGTGGTGCGGCTGCTTATTACGATGGACGTTGTGGTGACGGTCCAGTGTTATTGTGCAAGTGTGATGAGGGGCAATGGGTCAATGATGGACGAGGTGGTTACTACACCAATCCTAGAAATGCCCAACCAATTCTATCTGAAAATTATTCAGACCCCAATGGCGATTGGGATGACAGGAGATAACCATGAATAAGGTAGAGGTTTACAGTAATTGGTGTTATGTAGATCAGTTAGATGGTAAAACGCTAGAGGACGGCGAAAAGATTAGAGTTCAATGGCCCAATGGCAAAAAAACTCAAGAAAGTGTTGTTGTTAAGAAACACAGCTACATGATAAGCGATATGGGGTCACCATGGGAAGTTTGGGTAAGCGAAGCCTATGTCAACGCCTCTATTCATGGAGCGCAGAGCTTGGTCCGTCTAACTGGTGACGGCATTTTGTGTGAAAGGGTTTAACCTTCTCAGAGAGAGAAGTTAATTAATACGGAGAGTATATTATGAAAACGGATATTGAAAACATCATTATTGATACAGACAGTTACAAGTCAAGTCACTATTTACAGTACCCGCCTGGTACAACGTCAATGTTTAGTTACATTGAATCCCGTGGTGGAGAGTACAACAAGACGGTCTTCTTTGGTTTGCAATACTACATCAAAAAGTATTTGACCCACAAAGTTACTGTTAAAGAGGTCAAGGAAGCTAAGGAATTTTTCGAAGCTCATGGTGAGCCCTTCAACTATGAAGGATGGATGTACATTGCCAAGAAGCTCAAGGGAAAGATTCCGGTTCGTATTCGAGCTGTTCCTGAAGGTAGCGTTGTACCTACGCATAACATTTTAGTCAGTATTGAATCCACTGATCCCAAAGTCTTTTGGGTAGTTTCCTGGATTGAAACGATGCTACTTAGGGTCTGGTATCCTATCACAGTGGCAACCAGGAGTCACAAAATTAGACAGATCATTTTAGAAGCCTTGCAAGTCTCGGCAGATGATCCAGAAGCAGAAATCAATTTCAAACTGCATGACTTCGGAAGTCGAGGCGTTTCAAGCCAAGAGTCTGCAATGATTGGTGGAGCTGCTCATTTGGTAAACTTTATGGGTTCGGATACTGTAGTTGGTGTTCGCTGCGCCAACAAGTTCTACAATTCCAAGATGGCCGCTTTCAGTATTCCAGCAATGGAACACAGTTCAGTTACTTCTTGGGGTCGTGAGAATGAGGCGGAAGCCTACCGTAACATGCTCCAAAAGACCGGCAAGCCCGGTGGTTTGGTAGCCTGTGTCAGCGATTCTTACAACCTTTGGAATGCTTGTTCTCAACTATGGGGCGAGCAACTCAAAGAGGAAGTCATCAAGTCTGGAGCCACTGTGGTCATCCGACCTGACTCTGGAAATCCTCCTGCTGTTGTGTTACGTACTGCACAATTGCTTGAAGAAAAGTTTGGCGTCACTGTCAACAAAAAGGGATATAAAGTCCTTAACAACGTTAGGATTATCCAGGGAGATGGCATCAATGAACACTCTATTCAAGAAATTCTTAACAACTTGATGGATCATAACTACAGTGCTAGCAACATTGCATTTGGTATGGGTGGAGCTTTGCTACAGCAACTCAATCGTGATACGCAAAAGTTTGCCATGAAGTGCAGCCACATCTATCGTCAAGTTGATGGTCGACGTATCTCCGTGGATGTTTACAAGGATCCAGTTACTGACCATGGAAAAGTTTCTAAGGCTGGTCGCTTGGATTTGATTCGGGACACTGCTGGCAATTATCAAACTGTCTCTTTGGCACTCTTCAAGCCAGGAGATATCTCTGCGGCACAGCAAGCCCATTACGAAGCTTCTGGTACTCAGATGCATTTCGATTCTTCTGCTAGAAGCGTTATGCGAACAGTTTATGAGAATGGTAAGGTTTTGGTGGATGACGATTTGGATTCCATCCGAGCCCGAGCTAAGGGAGAATTAGTATGAAAATCATTAAGCAGATAGACACGTCTGGTTGGCGGTTTCATACTGTTTGTGATAAGTGCGAAACTGAATTAGAGGCCGACTCTAGTGATGTTGTTTACAATCATTATGCTGGCGATCAAAGAGAGCCTTACTCATATGAGACTTATCACATTGTATGTCCAGTTTGTACTGGTCACATAACTGTCCCCAAAGACAAAATGTCAAAGGCGTTGCAGCTTCAAATCCAAAAGAAAATGTCAAAACCTCCTTATGGTGGACCATTCGATAGATGATTTATGCCGTAAGTTTCAAGCATAAAATTCCTGATGGTGTTTTGTCCATGGATGTGACTTCTAGGTCTAGTACATGGGGAAGACATTTCAGTCCATTCAATTTGGGGCCGGTAGACCTCTACGATGGATATGTAGCGAAAAACATTGAGAATGCTTTTCAGTTCTCTAGAGTATACGCCGAATATTCTACAGTAGATGAGCTGCCGGCTCCTCACTATTGGGAGTGGGCCAAGGCTGGTTGGGATAATCCAAAACCCATTAAGTATCCATTGGGCGCTTGGAATAAGCATTTGTACCATTGGTGGGATGGTAAGAAGCTTTCTAATTTAGAAGCCCAAAATCAAATATTCCTACCACTTTATAAGAAAGCAGTTCTGAAGACTCCAGCATTTGAGAAACTCAAGCTCTTTTATGAAAATTCGAAGCAAGATATCTATTTGATTGATTTTGAAGGATATGATCACCGATTTCTGGGTAAGACTTGGGATGATGTGATTAACAACATTGATATGCCAGTAGGGCAAGCTTTTGCTCTTTGCATGATTTTAGAGGGATATTTATGAGACCAAAATTATATATTGCTACCAAAAATTTGAGTGTTATGTTTCTTCTCGAAGATGGAAAAAATTTAGAACGCGAGGCTCGTCATTTTCTACATGAAGAAGATAAAAATTGTGTTCCTGGTCGAATAGTGATAAAGGAAGTGACATCGTTGGATGATGTTCCTACAGAGTGGATGAATGCTTGTCTTTGGGGAACTGACGATGAAATTACTCCAGAACAATTCTTGGGAGACGATGAGTACAAAGAATATTTGCGCCTCAAGAAAAAGTTCGAGGCATAAGTATGATTCACGTAACTGGGCCAGGATATAAAACTCCTGCTGATGTAGTTGTTGTTAATACGACCTCCAGATCAGATAACTGGAGTAAATCACTGAGTCCATTTTTTCTGGGCCCGACCGATCTGTATGCTGGATACAAATCTGTCAATATAGAAAATGCCTGGCAGTTTTCTAAGGTTTATGAATACTATCTTGAAGAAGATGGTTCAGTCGGTGAGCGATATTTCAAATGGGCTCAAGATGGCTGGAATGATACCAGGGCCCATCGATATCCTATGGGAAAAGGAGCGGTTCCGCTCTATTCTTATTGGGATGGTGAAAAGCTCTCTTACATAGAAGCTCGCAAGAAAATCTATATTCCACTGTATTCCAAAGCTGTTCAGCAAACTTCTGCATTTGGAAAATTGAAAAAGATGCATGAAGAAGGCCAAGACCTTTACTTATGGGATTTCGATGGTTACGATCACAAGGCTATAAATTTGACCTATGATCAAGTGATCAATGATCCTAATAAGAAAATGGGTCATGCCTTCGTGATTGCTATGCTGTTAGAGGGTCATCTATGAAAACATACAATTTTGATTCTAGAATTGTGGTTAGAGGAAAGTTTCATCCCTTCTTCACTACAGAACAAATCAAGAACGAACCAATGTTTTTCAACTGTGATTTGCAATTTTGCAGGAAACATGGCAATTTGATTACACAATCTTTTTTAGAATATTTGCCTGATGATTGGAAAAATTGCAATCCGGTTATAGATTCTAGAGTGCATATGCTAATGCCAGGCTGGTGTCCAGCAATTCCAGGATTTCATCACGATGATGTGCCGCGTTCTACTCCAACTGGTCAACCCAATTATGACAACCCTGAATATTACAGCGAGCATTTGACTGGAATTGTGAATGGAGAAATTGCTCCGACTTTGTTTGCGTTGGGCAAACACACTCTTCCTCAAGTTGATGGCATAATCTACAGAGTTTGGCACCCGATGGTAGAAGAACAGATTAGGGATGGAATTTTGAAACCTTTTGTGCTTGAATCTGGAGAGTATGTTCAGTTTGATTGGCAAAGCATGCACACAGCACAAAAAGCCAATAGCAGTGGCTGGCGTTGGTTTATCAGACTATCTCGAAAAACAGACCGCCAAAATCATGTGACGAATGAGATTAGACGGCAAGTTCAAGTGTATTTAGAA